GGTGCTAGCGGAAAGGGCTAATTCAATGGCTTCCCTTGCTGCATCACCCGTAAGTTCACGAGTCCTTAGTAGGTCAAGTAATTTCTTAAAGGCATCCCAAGGCAGTCCCTGTCCGTCTGGTCCACCGTGACTGGGAACTTTTTTTACGCCAAATGTGATATATGGGCTAAGGGCATATCTAAACCCTTCGAATAGTTCTTGATTATCATGTTGGGCTTCTGCCTCAATAATAGCCTCTTTATTAAGACGGCTGCTGTGTTCTTCAAGTGAACGAATAATGGAATCGCAATGGCTCATGTCAGTGATTTTAAGTAGTTACGATTCTATTATTATACAGAAAAACTTGCGGGTTGTCAAGTGATTTACACTGAAAATGAACTACCACAACCACATGTAGTCTCTGCATTCGGGTTTTTTATGCTAAAGGCTGCACCTTCTAGACTTTCTTTGTAGTCAATTTCTGCGCCTTCCAAATACTGCATACTCATGCTGTCTACCAAAACTTTAAAAGATCCCACAGGTAATTCCCAGTCATCCTCTGCTTGATCTTCATCAAAAGTGAACCCATAACTAAATCCACTACAACCTCCACCCTGGACAAAGGTACGCAGTTTGAGATCTGGATTGTTTTCTTCATTTAAAAGTTCTATAATGCGTTGTTTGGCAGTTTCTGTTATCTGTATCATACTTGTATTTACCTGGTAAATATGCTATTATAACAAAAAGGAGAAACTATGTCTTATTCTGCACAAGTTATAGACCATTATGAAAACCCACGCAATGTTGGCAGTTTTCCCAAAGGTGATAACAGTATCGGAACTGGCATGGTAGGAGCGCCGGCCTGTGGTGATGTAATGAAACTACAGATTAAAGTAGAAGATGGCATTATAACTGATGCAAAGTTTAAGACCTATGGATGTGGCTCAGCGATTGCCAGCAGTTCTCTGGTAACAGAATGGGTAAAGGGTAAGACATTAGACGAGGCAGGCGGTATTAAGAATACTCACATCGCACAGGAATTAGCCCTACCTCCAGTTAAGATACACTGCTCGATTTTGGCAGAAGATGCTATTAAGGCAGCAATAAATGATTATCGACAAAAGCATGACAGTATCTGATATTGCCGCAGAAAAGATTAAATCTCTATTAGAGAAGCGTGGCAAGGGTGTAGGTATAAAAATCGGTGTAAAGACTACAGGCTGCTCTGGTTTGGCCTATGTATTAGAATATATAGACAGGTTGGACGAAACATTGGCTCTGTACCAGAGTAACGGAGTCATGGTTTTTATAGATCCTAAACATCAGCCCTATCTAGCAGGCCTGCAAATAGACTATCAACGTAAGGGACTAAACGAAGGGTTTGAATTTATAAATCCCCAGGAAAAAGATCGTTGCGGATGTGGAGAAAGTTTTACGGTATGAAGTCTTGGTCTAGAGAAGATACTCGTAAATGGATAGGTAGTCTAGAAACTAGAATAAGCGATATAGATCATTTCTTAGAACAAACGCTACGCTGGTGCGAACAACATGACGTAGTTGAGACACGCAGGGTAGCCGCCTGTTGTATCTTTACCTGTATTTGGGTATCTGCCATGCGCGGCGAATCTATCACTTACACAGAATTAATGGAGATACTTGATCTTAATGTAGTAGGGGAATTTGATGACAAGATCTACAATTTCGGAGACGATTTTAAAGGAGTTGATCTTGAGACTATGCTGACAATTGTCAGTCAAATGGAGTTAGATTTTTAACGACCGTCGTAGTCTTTTACAGGGCCACCATGTATTGTGCTTTTCATACGCTTGCCCTTTAATTTTACACCAGAACCCTTCTTACCCTGCTTACCAGTTCCCGCAGTATGATCTGAGTCATGCTTGAGCAAGCCATGGCTAACACATTGGCTATACCTAACATTACTCAAGCGGCTATGTCCTACAGAGCATTGGCTGGCTGTAGGAGCAGGTAGTTTCTTTTCTAGTAATTCTTCTATACGCATAAAACTATTTATTTGAACAGTATCAAACTCATTATAACAGTTTGAGCACAAAAACCTAAACAAATAGTGGCTATATATAAAAAATTTCGTTCTATAAGACTTTTGAAGAAAAAAGTAATGAGTCCACTCCAAACAAATATCATAAGATCAACTGGAGGCAGTTTATCGTTCTGTGTGAGTAGTACAGCCAGTAGAGTAGGTATACTGGCAAAGTGTAACAAAACAATGGTTAGCCAACCTAGTGTATTCGCACTAAGAGTACCTATATGACTCCTCAGAAAATTCACAGCAGTCAAGGGCAAGTTAGCAAAAAACTCTAAAACTTTAGCAATCATATCAGTTCCTTATTTGTAAAATATATGCCGCCCAATATGGGCTACCCTAGTCTTTTTCCAACCTGGATTTATATAGTCAGCATGAAAGTATAGAGCATCATGCAGGCTGGGTAATCTAAATCCTTCCAGCAGAACTTTCTTAGCCACTTCCATACTTTCTTCATATATGGAACCGTGCTTAGGCTTTGATGCAGACACTCGATCGCAGACCCAACTGAATTGACAAAGAACCTTTTCATAGAATATGTTCTTTTGATAAACCACCTTACAGATATCACCGGAGAACTGTCCGCTGTTGGCTCTGTTAATTGTTACCTGAGCGATAGCAACCTTACCTTCAAATGGTTCAGATCCTGCCTCGTGATAGATGTTCCTAGCAAGACATGCTAATTGTTTCTCACGAACTTCAGCAGTAATATCACTCTGCTCTACTGTGGGGATATTTTTAAATTTATGATCAATGGCCCAACGTAATAAATTTAGGCAAACTAAAAAACCAACAATCATAAAGCATACTGAAGTGAATAAAATAATCTTTTTCTGTATACTATGGTTATCCCTTTCTACCGGAATTTCAGTCATTATTGACCTCCTTTTTCGTTAGTGGTAAGATTAGTTATACAACGAACCGTAATTATACGGTTAAAAAGTGCTGAAAACAAGAGGTTTTGGCATCATTTTATGCCAATCACCATAAATCGAGTAAATGACCAAGTAGGATACTCAAAATCTAATTGTCCACTATACTTAGTTTTGCTCAATGGGTAATGAGTTAAAAATTGTTGTAGATTTTCGCTATGAACAACATGATCATCATGTGCCATATTATTTCCCTGAAGAACCACTCGTGTACCGTAGTCTATACGATCAAACCATTCTTTAGAATCAAAGTGTTCTGTGCTGGTGTTTATGATTAAATCGGCAGATGTCTTTATTTTATTACAATCTTCTGTCAGTGCTTTGAACTTCCAATCCTGCCAAACCCAATTTTCGTTTATCATATCTGCTGTTGGTTCGCAACTGGGATCGAGATCATAACTGCGTATCCTATGAACTTTAAATTTATTTCTACTTAATAATAAAAATGCTGTTATACCATACCAACCACCGTAGATGGCTGTTTCATTACTGGTCCATCTAGTACGTTCTAATTCTTCACAGAGCCATAACTTGCTTGAAACCTGACCACTGCTAAATGCATCTTTGTTCATGTAATAATTTATCTAAAAAATACCTAGTTAATAAATATCTGCTATGAAAACTTTAATAATAGGAGCCAACGGTTATATTGGGTCTCGTTTATATGAATCTTTAGAGAGTGAAGTAATAGGAGTAGATATAAACTGGTTTTCAGCGCATCAACCAGAAGTACTAGTTTGTGATTATTCTGAGTTAACTGATTCTTATCTAGAACAGTTTAATACTATTGTGCTTTTAGCAGGGCATAGTTCAGTTAAAATGTGTGATGGGCCTTTACAAGATGTATGGTTTAATAATATCAGCAACTTTCTTAACTTAGTTAAAAAGATCAACAAAGAACAAATCCTAATCTATGCTAGCTCCGGTAGCATTTATAGTGCAACATCTAATGATAATTTTGTTCCAATCAATAACTATGATCTAACCAAATATGTTCTAGACCTACAGGCAAGATTATTGATAGATCAAGGTTATAAGTTGATAGGGCTCAGATTAGGCACTGTAAATGGTTTTAGTAAAAACTTTAGATCAGAATTAATGTTAAACTCTATGACATCGAGTGCAATTAATAATAAGCATATCATTCTAACGAACCTCTCAACAAGGCGACCAATACTAGGCATAAGAGATTTATCTAAAGCAATACAATCAATCATACTTAGACCTACACCCGGCATATACGATCTTTGTAGTTTCAATTCAACAGTAGAAGAATTAGGAAATACAGTTGCTGAATATTTTGGTGTTCCTGTTACTATAGGACAAAATCTAACCAATGTTTATAACTTTAAGTTTTCTAATCAGTCCTTCGAAGATACCTTTGGCTTCAAGTTTGAAGATTCAATATCTACCATTGTAAGCGAAATAGCAGATTGTTTTCATAAAACAATTCCAACAAATAGAAATACTTTTAAAACCTATAATGGAAAATAAAATCAAAAAAATAGATAACTGCCTAGCCTGTGGCTCAATGAACTTAATACCTAGTCTAGATCTTGGACTACAACCCTTGGCCAATAGTTATTTGGATAAAAAAGATTCCCAAGAATATTCATATCCGTTAGCAGTAAATCTTTGCCAGGACTGCTTCCATTTACAGCTTACACACCTAGTTGATCCATCTATCATATATAAAAACTATTTGTATGTCAGCGGGACTACACAAACGCTTAAAAATTACAGTGATTGGTTCGCTGGATTCGTTACTGAAAACATAGCACGTAATTCTAATAATATTCTCGACATAGGTTGTAACGACGGTACTCAGTTAGATTATTTTAAGGTAAGAGGTTTCAATACTTTTGGAATAGATCCTGCGGAGAATCTATTCCCTATTAGTAGCGCGAAACATACAATTATCTGCGATTTTTTTACTATTGAATCTGTTTCTAAAATCAAAGTAGAATTAGATGCTATCACGGCGCAAAATGTATTTGCTCATAACCCTAACCCATACCTATTTTTAAATCATTGTAGGAAGTTAATGGGGGAGGATACTCGATTGTTTATCCAAACTAGTCAGGCAAACATGGTTTTAAATAATGAGTTTGATACAATATATCACGAGCACGTAAATTTCTTCAATATCAATAGTATGGAAAGGTTAGTCGAAAGAGCAGGTCTATGTCTAATAGATGCAATTAGAACTCCTATCCATGGAACTAGTTATCTTTTTGTTATATCAAAATCTAAAAATAATCATTATAGAATACAAAATTCACGTTTATTAGAAAAAGCATTAACTGATAAACAGACTTATGCAGATTGGGAATCTAATGTAATAGAAAACATGAAAGCATTATATGCAAAACCGGAGATGCTGCAAACACAAAGCAGGCACCTCCGGTTTTGCAAAGTTTTCAAATCTTCTTGTGTTTGAT